TCGTCCTGATCTAGAAGCGGAAGCTGCTGATCTGGCTGCGATCTATCGTGGTGAGATCAAGCACGAAGATCTCGGAAAGCTCATCAGCGATCCCAACAGATCCTTCTCCACGGAACAAGTCAAAGACTACACCATCGCCATCGAGAAAGCTGAACAGCAATCGGAGCACGGCGGCATCCTGCGGGATCCGCTCTACAACGATACGCAGTCAGCGATCCGCAAGGCCATCCGTGGTGCTGACATCTTTCACGATAACCCGGAACGTGATCTGCAAGCAGTCAAGGCTGAGGCCTTCTTTGCTCAGTCCATGATTCGCTTTGCCGCTCAGAATCCCCCTCCGACTCCTGAGAAGATTCAGAACGAGATGTTTCGGCTCGAGGAAGTAGCAGTCAATCGCTATACGGACAAGAAGATGGTCAAACAGACCTTTACTCTCGATCCCCTTGAGACCGCCGGTCAACCAGCCCCAGCAACGAAACCTGCTGCCAGTAAGCCCACGGCCCGCGAGCCAGGCGAACACTAATAATACCCATCGTAGGACCCTATGCCCCTTCCTGACAACCCGGTCCAACCAGCACCGGCTCCTACGACTACTGCGGAGTACCTCGCATCGCTTCGGCAGAAGAACGTCGGACAGGCTGAGGCTCCAGCGAAAGAATTGAAGCCAGCTGATCTTGGCTATCAGCAGATTGATCGTGTTGAAGGTCAAGCCCGTCTGGATGAACAGAACAACCCGAAGCCGGGGATCATCGCAGACGTGGCTATGGCCATCCCGAATGGGATCTCCAAGGCCATCGTCAATACGGAAAACTTTGTTCAGGACGTAACCGGAAGCGGTACTCCACAGGGAAACTTTCAACAGGTACTCGCTGGGGATGTCGGCTCAGGGCTCGGACTCCCCGCTGAAGGCGCTCAAACGGCCCCTGGCCAACTCGTCCAAGGTGTCTCTCAGTTCACCAGTGAGTTCCTCGGTCTCGGTAAGTTCGCACGGTTGGCTAAGGGTGCATCCCTCGGCCTTAAGTTTACTAAAGCAGCCGTTCAGACAGGTGCAGCGCAAGCCATCGGATTTGATCCGTATGAAGCTCGCCTCTCCAATCTGATTCAAGAGCATCCAGCTCTCGCTAATCCTATTACCTCTTTTCTCGCGGCTGATCCGAAGAACTCGAAAGCGTCCAATCGCTTCCGCTCGTTCCTCGAAGGCGCTGGACTCGGTGCTGCGGCTGAAGGCCTTTTCGCTGCGCTCGGTCTGCTGAAGCAGGGCCGGGCTATTAAGGCTGCTAAGGGCGATGAAGCTGCTGCGAAGTTCATGCAGGAGAATACGGAATCGGTCGCAGTTACTGCTCCCGCTCCTGAAGTTCCTCCCACCTCCGCAGAGACTGCTCCGGTTGAGGCTCCCGCAGAATTAATAACACTGGCCGACGAATGGGCAGCGGCAGAAAAAGACGTTCGCCGCGCACAGAGACAAGATCCCCATCTACTCGACGATGCTCGGTCAGCTCGGTTTGACGCTGAAACTACCTTCCGGTCCGCGGCTGAGAAATCAAACATCTCAGCTGAAACTTTTGACCGCCTTGTTGAGCGGGCAAAACGTACCCAAACCGCCAACCCAGACGCAGCCTCAAACACCCTGCTCTCCCCCGAGCAAGCCCAGAGCATCAAGGACAACTTTGCTCAGAACGTCAAGAATGGCGCTCCGCTCGAAGGTCTTACCGATCTCAACGCTGATCACCTCCTCCTGACCCAAGCGCCCCTGCGCATGATCGAAGAGGTCTCTCAAGCCCTCAAAGAACCTTTCGATAAACTGAAGGGCGGGAAACAAACCCTCAATAGCATCTTCGAGAACGCTGACATCGCTGGTCAAGATCCTCTCGCCGTCATGGCCAAGAGTGGTCAACAGGCGAAAGAAGCTGGCGACTGGGCGATTCAACAAACAGCTCAACGCATCGTCGTCGCCACGTACACCAGGGCCTCAGCGAGTCTCGCTCAAGAACTGAACGCCAAGGCCGCTGCTGGTCTCATCACCACCGAAGACGACCTCAAGCTCCTCGGGCTCATGCAGAAGCATGCCGAAGCTCAGGGCGATCTCATTGCGATCAAGTCTGGCCATGCTCGCGCACTCGGAGCCGGTCGCATCGACATCGCTGGCAACGTCCCCGATCAATTGGATGCACTGGCTCCCAAGGCCGATCCTCTCGTCAAACCGAAACCAACGGCCCAGGATCTCCTCAAGGACATCCTCGCGCAACCGGATGGCTCCGAACGCCTTCGCCAGATGGCTCTCTTCAATGCTGAGCTGGCTGACAATCCCAAGGGCATGGGGATGATCGCTCGGGCTGTGAGCAACGGCTTGGGACTCCACAACAATCTGTGGATGAATGCGATCCTCTCTAGGCCAGTCTCCCTCATCAGGGATACCATCGGCAACACGATAGCTACCGTCACTCCTCCGATTGAGAAGATGATCGGTGGTGTTCGTCGCGTCGATCCTATCGCTATCAAAGAAGGTGCTCGGACCTTTCACGCCCTGGGTGAAAGCTTCGTTGAAGCCTTAGAGATGGCGAAGGTCTCCTTCGACTCGGGGCTCTCGTTTATCGATCCCCAGCACACCTTCACCGCTGCGCAGAAGACGCTTCTGTCAGCTGTGCCAGGTGAATCGATGTGGGCCAATGGTATCCGGTATCTTGGCCTCGTTGCTGAGATGCCCACGCGTCTGCGCATGGCCTCGGATGAGTTCTTCAAGCAGATCAACACCAGAGCGTTCATACGCTTCAAGGCTCGTGGTCTTGCTGATGAACTGAAGATTCCTGACCATGAAGTCGGAGCTTTCGTTCAGAAGAAACTAGATGAATCGATCTCGCAGGAAACAGGAAAGAGCCTCAGTGATTCAGCGACTGACTACGGTCAGCACGCAACGTTCACCCAGCCGCTCGATCCTGAGCGCTTCGCTGGTGGCTACGAGAATTGGGTTAACAACAACCCAGCTCTCCGTCTCGTCACTCCGTTTGTTAAGACTCCAGTCAATCTGTACCGTTGGTCAGGCCAGCACAGTCCCTTTCTCGCTGCTGCCTCGAGCGAGTTCAGAACGATGTGGAAAGCTGGTGGAGTCCAACGGGCTCAAGCCGAGGGAATGCTCGCTACTGGATCTGTGATCTGGGGCAGTGGTCTCTACCTTGCTGCCAAAGGTTTAATCTGTGGCGGCGGTCCTCGTGACCCCGATCAGAATAAGCTCTGGAAGCAGGCTGGTAACGTTCCCTACAGTGCTCAAATGGGCGATAGACGGGTCTCGTACCTGTCTCTCGACCCTGGTGTCGCTACGATCTTTGGTCTCATTGGTGACTACCACGAGAACGCCGGGCAACTGACGGAAGATGGTCGCACCTCCATGGCTGGGGCAATGCTCCTGGCGATGGCGAAGAACATCACCAACAAATCCATGCTCACTGGCATCGCTCAGATGACCTCGGCCCTCACGGCCACTGGTAACAACAGTAGTGCCATGGATAAGTTCATCCGGTCTCGAATGGCGTCCTACGTTCCGCAGGGAATCAAGGACATCACCGAAGCTCTGCCGCATGACGCTACGTTCGCCACCGACAATCCCTACTTGCGGGAAGTGATGAGCTGGGCTGATGCGATGTACGCCAAGACTCCGTTCGACACGAGTGCTGATTACCGGAATATGTTCGGTGAGAAGGTCCTCATGCCAGCTGGTCTGGGTGAAGACACCATCAGCCCGTTCATAACAGCGAAAGAGAATCCTGATCCTGTTATCAAAGAGCTGGCGAAGTACCCCTCTGGGTTCTCTCGTCCCTCTCCGAATCTCTCTGAGAATGTGAAGCTCGATAGTAAGCAGTATTCTGAGAGAATGGCAGAACTCGACAAGCCGATCCGAGCCTTCGGCGGTAATACGCTGAAACAAGAGCTGGCTGATGTGATCAAGAGCGATCTCTACAAAGAGGCTTCTGAGAACTTCACCACGCGATTCAACGGTCTTTCTGAAAAGAAGATGCTCTTGGTCCACCGTATTCAGAAGGCGTATGAAGCCACTGAGCGTAGCTACCTGGATAACAATCCTGATGTAGCCGAGCGAGTCCAGGCTGATCGCTCAGCGGCTCACGATGTAAAGTTGAATGGCATCGATGCAGCTCCAGAGAATCCTCTCGATCTGCTGAACAAGTATAAACGTTAACTAGGATCACTAACCAATGGCTCTCTCCTTCATCCTGTACTCCGGTACAGGCGGGACCGACACGTTCGCAGTTCCGTTCGGCTACCTCAAGAGAGCTGATGTCTCTGTGGAGCTGGACGGAATTGATGTCACTGGGGACGTTACCTGGCTGACACCGGCATCGGTTCAGCTGACCACGACTTCAGGAACCAACAACGTTGAGATACGGCGCACTACAAGCGTCTCTTCGTTAGAGGTCACCTTCTCCGATGGTTCCACGCCAACGGCTGATGAACTCAACCGAGCAATCAAACAGGCTGTGTACCTCGCCCAGGAACGTATCGATGCTGGCCTGGATGTCACCGTGGCCGCTGGCGATGTGACCTTCGGAACCTTCGCCGCTCGTCCAGCTGCCTCTACCGCTGATCTGCTCTACGTCGCTACCGACACCAAGCAGCTCTTTAGAGACACTGGCTCCGTCTGGCAGCTCCTCGACGGGGCTCTGACGGGAGTCGTCACGAAAGCTGCTGGCGATACGGTCACAGCGTTGGGGACCATCCCCAATGACTCCTTCACCTATGCCCAACTCCAGAACGTCTCAGCAACCGATAAGATCCTCGGACGGTCTACCGCTGGAGCTGGAGACATCGAGGAGATCACCTGTACAGCTACAGGCAGATCTATTCTCGATGACACCTCGGTAGCAGCGGTACGAACGACTCTTGGTGTGGCTGCTGACGCCTGCCAGTTCCTGCACGTGCATCGCAATGGTGTCGATCAGACGATCTCTGATAACACGCTTACGCGTATCAACTACACGACAGAAGTCTTCGATACTGGCAGCACCAATGATCTCACTACAGACCGATTCACTCCGACGGTAGCCGGTAAGTATCTGGTCATCGCTAGCTGTGGCTACGCTGGTCTCGACTCTGGAGACCTGATTCGGTCAACCATTATAAAGAATGGTGTGCAAGTTGCTGAATGCCTGAACGAGTCAACCGGAAGCAATATAACCGTCCAGGTTACCGCTATTATAGCGATGAACGGCACTACGGACTACCTGGAGCACTGGACCCTTCAGGACGGCACCGGATCGAAAGATCTCTACGGCTCAACTGATCGCACCTTCTTCCAAGCGATGCGGATCAGCGCATGAGCAACGATAAGTTTGAAGAGATCCAACGGTCTCTGGGACGTATCGAGGGCATGCTGACGCCACTTTCAGAGGAAGTCACTGCGCACGATAAGCGTTTACGCAAACTCGAAGGCTACAAGCATTACCTGATGGGTGCCATCGTCGTCATCTCAGGCATCGCCACCTACATCTTTGAGTGGTTCAAGAATACCTCGGATAAATAATAACAGGGTTACTCTCTCATGTCCGACTTCACCCGTGCTGGTCAGACCGACAACAATCGGTCACTGACGGAGACGAGCGGGCCTACCAGACTCATCATTGGTGACATTCACGATGGTGAGGTGCTGACTCGGGATGGGGATACCATCGTTGGAACCGTCCCCGCTGGATCGGGTGGCGGCGGATCAGTGACATCCGTTGGTCTGAGTGCTTCTCCTACAGCAATCTTCAATGTCTCTGGGTCGCCAGTGACCGTAAACGGGACACTCGCGTTGTCGCTGGATGATCAGGCTGCGAATAAAGTCCTGGCCGGTCCTGCGAGTGGCGCTGATGCGACTCCGAGTTTCCGCTCATTAGTCACTGCCGATCTTTCAACCAGCATAGTCACCACGCCCAAGATTGACACGGCTGCGGTTACTACTGCCAAGTTGGCCGATAGCGCCGTGACCACTGCAAAAATTGATGACGCTGCCGTCACCACGGCGAAGATCGACAACAACGCCGTCACGTTTGCCAAGATGCAGACAATCACCGATAAGCGGCTGCTTGGTAATGATTCGGGCGGCACAGCGGTGCCACAGGAGATTGCGCTTTCGACGGATTTGGCGTTTACCGGGAGTCAGTCGATCAAGCACGTTGATAGCGTCACGGCAGGCACGGCACTTTTTGGCAATGGCTCGCTTACTTATAATGCACGTGGGCATGTGACCGCAAAGGTAGATGATCCTTATACTAATGGTTCCGGGCTCGTCCGTCGTTTTCCGTATTACGACGTTTCATTGACCAGCTTACAGAGAATGTTTTACGTTCCTGAGCTAAACAAAATGTTTGCTTTGGCTGGTAGCTCGACTGGTTCGCTTCTCGTGATCGAGCGGATCACCGATCTACCTAAGACTCTCGCAACCTATGCCTCCAAAGTAGTCATTCGTGGCATATACTCAGCCGTTTCTGGTAAGATTTATTTGAACTACGGTTCCAACAGCATGTCGGTCAACGCGACCACAGGCGCGATCATTACCTCCGGAATCGCCAAACAGTTTCAATACGGTGTCGCCATACGACCTTCAGACGGGGTTATCTATGGTGCCACAACGGGCGGAACGGCCATTCATCGAATCAATAGTGCGACGGACACAGCCGGTTCAGACATAACCATAAGTAAAAATGTTGGCTCAGCCAGTGGCGACACGATGGTGCATTGTCCTATTAGTGACTCTATCCATATCAACGCTGATGGTAACATTTGTCGGATTGACTGCACGACCAATCTTGAAGCCGGGGTAATCAACAATCCATGGGCATCATCGCCACCCGTTTCTGCGACCGCTATCGTTTATCATCCGGTTACGCAGAAGATCTATGCTTTTGCCGGTGGTTTTGGTAGTGGGGGATCAAATGGATTTTTCATTGTCATCGACCCATCAGTAAATCCAGACGCTATTTCCGCAACAGTAGCTTATCCGGACAGTTTCATTGAAGCGAGCGGCTTGGGTCAAAGCGCAACGCGCAATGCCATCGCACTCGGAAACTACATTATCATCGGTACGGCTTTGTCTACTCCTCAGACCTTGCTCGTTTACGACGTTGTTAACGAGGTCTTTGCGCCAACGCTGAACTCATCGCTCGCGTCCAGCATCATCGGCACGGGGATGGCCGGAATTGCCTCGGAGAATGTGCTCTACACACCGCATAGCACGGCATATCAAGTTTGGCGTGGAAGCTGATATGGATCTCATCGCTATCCCAATTCAAAACCTTGATCGCTTCTTCTCCACCGCCAACGATGCCGGACTAGCGATCAACGGCCTGTACTCACAGGATTCAGTGACGCTCACCACCGATCCCGCTGCGACCGACGACGAGATCAAAGCCTGCCAAGCGTTCATTGATACCTTTGATTGGTCTGCTGAAGCCCAAGCAGCGTGGGAAGCGCAAAAGCAACAGGCCGATGCAGTCGCACGGGTGTTGGCGAATCCTGATTACAAGCTGCTGATCGATTATCTGCACGATCAGATCAAAACAGCGGTTCCGGATTACGTCGTCCCTGATTTAACTGCGGTACAATCTGCCCTCACCGCTCAAGTCTCCCTTTCTCAAGATGCTCAAGCACTCCCTGCTGACATCACCATTTCTCCCTAACTTAGAAAAAAGTACTCCACTCATGGCTGATCAAACCTCCACCGCAATAGGTGCTCCTGGGGATACTCTCCCCACGCTCGCCATCACTGCCACCCAGAAGACCTACGACTTCACGTACACCTCAGGCGGTCGTCCGATCAACCGAGTCGTGTCGCTGCATGCGGACGTTGACTGGTTAGTCACGACTCCTGGCACCACGAACTACACGCTCGTCGCTGCGAACCAGCCGTACAAGGTCATGCTGACGCTCAGCACCAAGACGGTGTACGCGAAAACCGTCACCAGCACTGGTACGCTCTACGCCGTTGTGGCTCGCTAACGAGAGAAGGGAAACCTACCCATGACATTCCCTACGACTCTCCCAACGCTGACGGCAATTCCGTCCAGTTCAGCAGCTCTCGCCACTGATCACGTCACGATTCACACTGAAGATCGCACCCTGCTCCTGTCGCTGGCCGATAAAGTCGGTGCCGACTCGAGTGCGATCACCACCTCGCTTGACTACTTGGTCAAGAATGGTGCTACTGGTTCTGGTGGAGTGGTCAGACAGACCAGCCCCACGCTCGTTACTCCGCTCCTAGGCACGCCAACAAGCGGTGTCCTGACGAACTGCACGGGCACAGCGGCTGGCCTCACTGCTGGTAACGCTTCTGTAGCAGCGACGGCAACAACGGTTACCGGGCTCACTGCTTCAGTCGCTGAGTTGAACTACACCGATGGCGTCACTTCAGCGATCCAGACGCAGCTTGATGCGAAAGCTCCCTTAGCCTCCCCGACCTTCACAGGGACGGTCACGGTTCCCGTTGCACTGACGGGTGTTCTCCGCGCTGATAGCGGTGTCGTGTCGGTCGATACCGATGTCACTGATATCGTGGCAGCGGCAACAACGTCGGCGGCAGGTAAATCAGAGCTGGCCACCAGTTCAGAGACAACCACTGGCACCGATACTGGGCGTACGATAACTCCTGATGCGCTTGCGCACTCGAGCTACGGTAAACGCTGTGTGCAAATTCAAGTGGTTGAAGGTGCTACTGATGTCGCTACGGGCGACGGACAGGGCAACTTCCGCTTCTTCGTCCCGCCTGAGCTCAACGGGTGGAATCTGGTCGATGCCCAAGTCGCTCACGTGACTGCGGGGACGACGGGGACTTCCGATTATCAGATCCGCAACGTTACCGACTCGGTCGATATGCTCTCAACCAAGATCACGGTCGATTCAACTGAGAAGACGTCGTACACGGCTGCAACTCCAGCGGTCATCGATCTCACGAAAGATGACGTAGCGACGGGTGATGAACTGGCCTTTGACTGTGACGCTGTGTCGTCCACAGCTCCTAAAGGGCTTACGTTCCTTCTGAGCTTCCAGCTCCCTTAATAATAAACCAGCTATTGGATCCACATGACTGAAGAAGCACTTGGTATAAATAGCATCGGAGGGCCGAAACCGGAGCCAGTTCTCATCCTGCCTACGGCGCTCGAGACGGACATTTCATTCACTTACTCGGTGACTGATGATGCTGGAACTGATGTTGTCGCAGTGGTGCCGAAAGATGCTCCAGCGTTGACGCTGAGTAAGTGGGATGGTGAATTTGAACTCACCATTAGCCACAATGCAGTGATAGCGTCTGGAGCAGTCACGCTTGCGGCGGACAGTGCTACGTCAGCTGATACGGTCATCTATCAAGCTGATGACACCGCCGTTCAGGTCTATCCGATCGAAAACGGCTTCGAGATAGAAGTCATCATCAATGCTCATCCAGCATCGAACCGTTTCGATTTCCAGATGGATGGAAGCGAAGGACTCGTCTTTCATAAGCAACCCGAAGCAGGGCAGAACTTCTACCCGTTTCCAGGGGCTTCCGTCTGGACGGATACACACGTCTTCGATGACAAGGGTAACATCTTGGCATCACGGGACTACAATATCCCAGGCTCTATAGCCATCTATTCTCCTAAGAAGCACGGGAAATATAAGACTGGTAAGATTGGTCACATCTATCGTCCCAAAGCGGTGGATGCTCAGGGCACTGAGACGTGGTGTACGTTAGAATACGCTGATGGTGTTCTAACGGTTGTCGTCCCAGAGTTATTTTTGAGTACAGCTGCGTATCCGGTGACGGTCGATCCGACGCTCGGCTATACGACTGTTGGTGCAAACTCAACGATACTGTCGGCATATCTTTTCGGCAATCACTACCAAATGTCGGAAGACGGCACGGCCACGGCTTTTCATCTCTGGCTCGCAACCGCAGTAGGTTCAGAGAATAGTTTCAAGTGGACCGGAGCAATTTACAATTCAGATGGAACAACTCCGAGCGGTAAAAGTCAAGTCGGCATTACTGCCGATACGGCAGTCGCAGGAAATACAACGCCAACGGATCAATCGGCGTCGATAGGCGGAAGTCTCGTCAATGGAAATTGGTATTGGCTCGGCTTTGAACAAGACACTCAAAGCACTGGGCACCTGATTACCTATTACGACAACACTGGTTTTGCGTCGTCGTACGAGGTTTACACCTACACAGGCGGCTCGTTGCCCGATCCGATGGACACGCTGACTGACGCGACCAATGCGCAGATCAGCATGTACATCGATTATGATCCGGTTTCATCCGGTCCTGCCTTCGTCCCTCGCGCCATCATGTACTAGGATATATTTCAAATGACGACTGCTACTTGGGGCGACGCCACGGTCACGTGGGGCGATGCACTCTTTGCGTGGGATGGCTCAGAGATCGGTGCCAATGAAGCACCCGTCGTTGACGCTGGTTCAGACCAAGCCTTCACCCTCCCCACCGAGGGTGGAACCTTGGCTGGCTCAGCGACGGACGACGGAGTCCCTGTCAGCCCAGGATCGCTCACCTACCTCTGGGAAACCGTGTCTGGCCCTGGCCCTGTTACCTTCGTGGACGACACGGACCCAGAGACGGACTATACGGTCCCCGCTGCTGGCACCTACGTCCTCCAGTTGAGCGCCTACGACGGCGAACTGACTGGAACCGATACGATGTCGATCGTGGTCACACCCGCGACACCAGCTGCATCCAGTGGCTCAGCGAAGAAGCTGGGATGCCTTGGCTTCCTCGATGACTCCTATGATGACACCGTGGGTGGACTAGGGGTGGGCGCTGGGTTTGAGTACTAATGGCTATTGGTGAAGCTGAACTCAAAGCGGATTTCAAACTATTCCTTGCACACAGTTGGAACTACCTCCGCCTCCCCGAGCCTACCAAGATTCAACTGGACATCGCTGATTATCTTCAGCACGGCCCCAGACGAAAGATGGTCAAGGCTTTCAGAGGCGTGGGAAAATCGTGGTTGACTGCTGACTATGCTCTCTGGCGTCTCTACAGAGATCCTCTGCTCAACATTTTGATCATCTCTGCAAGTAAGAAAAAGGCCGATGATTTCAGCACTTTCTGCTTTCAACTGCTTGATCTAATACCGGAACTAGAGTTCCTTCAACCGAAGAATCACCAGCGAGCTGCAAAAAATGCTTTCGATGTTGGTCCCGCTCAAGCGAACAAGGACCCCTCGGTAACATCGCTCGGCATCACGTCGATGATCACTGGATCTCGTGCTGACATCTGTATCCCAGATGACATTGAGGTTCCGAGTAACTCAGCGACTCAGATTCAGAGAGATAAACTCAGGGAGCTGGTCAAGGAGTTTGACTCCGTTCTCAAGCCTGGTGGTGAGATTGATTACCTCGGGACACCTCAGACCGAGGAGTCGCTCTACAATACACTACCGGAGCGTGGCTACGATGTCCGCGTGTGGCCTTCGAGATACCCTGACCGGGCTCAACTGGTCAACTATGGTGACTCGCTAGCTCCGATCATTGTCCAAGCTCTCAAAGACAACCCGAAGCTCGTTGGGAAACCCACCGACCCCAAGCGATTCTCCGAGCAAGACCTCATGGAGCGAGAGGCTTCGAACGGCCGCTCGACCTTCCAGCTCCAGTACCAGTTAGACACCAGCCTCTCGGATGCCCTCAGGTATCCGCTGAAGCTCGCTGATCTCATGGTCATGTCCCTAGACCAAACTCGGGCTCCCTCGAAATTGGCCTGGGGCTCAGGCCCAGAACAGATCGTCAATGATCTGCCCAACGTGGGCTTCAATGGCGACCGCTTCTACCGGCCTATCTTCATCCCGAAGGAGGACTCCTCCTGGGCTGAGTACACTGGCTCGGTGATGGCCATAGACCCCGCTGGCCAAGGTAAGGACGAGACTGGCATCGCTGTGGTAAAGATCCTGAACTCCATGCTCTTTGTTCATTGTCTAACCGGCCTCCACGGTGGTCCCACTCAGGTCAACCTCGAGAAGATCGCTCAGCTCGCTAAGCTCCATCGTGTCAATGTGATACGAGTAGAACCGAACATGGGCAACGGTATGTACGCCCAGCTCCTCAGACCTGTGGTCCAAAGGATCTGTACGCACCAATGCTCAGTCGAGGATGACGAACGGTCTACCGGCCAGAAGGAGCCGAGGATCATCGATACCCTCGAGCCAGTCCTCAATCAGCACAGGCTGATCATCGATACCAAGGTCATCAAGGATGACTACCAGTCGGTCCAGGGCTTAGGCTCGGACAATGCCTCCAGGTACCAAGGGCTCTACCAGCTCACCAGGATCACGCGGGACAGGGGTTCCCTGACCCACGATGACCGCGTGGAGGCTCTGGCGATGGCTGTGGGCTACTGGACTGATCAGCTGTCTCGGTCGATAGACGATGCCCATAGAGCTCACCTCGATGACCTGGAAAGGCAGGAGGACGAGGAGTGGTCTAGGGATGTCCTTGGCTCGGAGCTGGTTGGTCATGGTAACTGGATCGAAGATGTACGTTAGAGGCTTCTCTGAGACTCTCGTTCCCGAGGCTCTGTCAGAGAATCGACCTAACCGGGAAATAGGGGTACGACCAATCTTGTAGTCCTAGTCTACAACTAGGTTTAAAACTAACTACCCCTATAACACTACCTAAAAAGTACTAAATTCCCCTGTATTTTACAGGAATCTCCCAGGAATCGCCCTATGAGTATATTATGTACTACTCCTAGCACTAGTAATAGGGGTTAAGTAGTACTACAAAACTAATGTACCCTAGGATACCCTGAGAGTCCTGTGGGTTATCAAGGACTCACAGGGGTCTCCCTCAGGAGTCTGTGGACTGACGACTTGTCCTCCTCATCCCATTCGCGAATCAAGATTCCCATTCCTAGCCTCTCAGAGACACGATCGGTGTTGAGGGTACCCAGAGTGCCACTTTACTATTATCGTCGATCTGAGAGGCTCCTAGGGGCCTTAGAATCGATTCTGTTATGATGTCGTATCTGTCACTGTAACATGGTCGATCTTAATAAGACCAGGAGTCTGTGCCAGGATGAGGTAGGCTCCAGGGTCTTCCAAGATAGTTTCAAGGATGAACTCCCTCCCTGACTTCCTGTTGGCATTGTTCATAACCCCAGTGGCAAGGAGGGTGCCTACTCCGTACATCCACCCAAGCCAGATCCAGATGGGGATGATGGCGAGGAAGATGAGGATCTCGATCGTGACCCAGAAGGCGTAGGCGACTCGGCGAGGCGAAGAGATGAGCGTGGGATGTTTCATGGCAGCACGGACGAGGTTGTCAGTGATAGTGACCCTGAGGAGGCCTTGGTGATACCTTTGGAGGAACTCAGGGTGGTCCATGGGTGAAAAATTAGAACAAAATCTGTTAGGTCCAACGACAACGTTTCGGCCCGACGATTCCCCCCATGCCACCCACCGGGCACCCCTTTGTTGTGACCGTGGCACCCCTGCCCTTCTGAGCGATCACTAGGGCATACTGGTGATGATTGAGTCGTAAATCAAGTCAGCAGCAATGTTGATAGAGGGACTAAAGATCCCTCTTAGCTTAATCCTAGCTACTATGGGCCTATACATTGCCCTCAGATCGATGATCTCGGCTTGGTTGGATGGTCAGCTACCCTGTTATCGGGCGCTCTGAGAGCTTCTGTGCCTCTCTTTGATTCCCTGTATTTTTGATTTCTCACACCCAAGGCCACCTTAGGCAGCATAGCGACTCTGTTACATTATCCCTATTGACATCGTAACGTATCTGTTATAGTAACATGCAAGAGCGAGCCACTTTAGGCAAGCGATGAATAAGGAGCAACCATCAATGAAGTACCCCAAGCTACTCGCTAAGTGTCCGTCTCAAGGCCTTATGCTCTCACTAGAGCAGACCGGCAAGGAGAGCTTCAGACTCATCAGCCAAGACCATACGGGCAAGGCCTGCATGTGGCTCATTGATGACAAGGCACTGCTGTGCGGCTTGTTCAACCGCGTGCGCCCGGAGCAGGCTATTTCCATCGCGGCTCCTATTTCTGTTTGACTTCTAGTAACAGATACGTTACCATACCACCATCAACATAATACCACTAAGGACACCAAGCAAATGCCCTACACCACCAATGACGACGAGACGTTGCCAATGGGGTACCAAGTGAGCGAGACTTACAAGTACACCATTGGCTGCACACACCCTGAAACAGGTAAGGTCGGCTCATGGTTGTTCAGTGGTTCGAATGCTTGGACACCAGGAACAACCATAAGCCCAGTCTTTTCTACCTATGCAGAGTTAGTTGTGTGGCTGTGGGACAACGGGTATCGGGCACCCAAAGGTGGGGCATGGAATGAAATGGCGTTGGCTACGGGAGCCAAGCCATGAAAGCCATCCGAGTAACGGCCAAGACCGGCGAACAATGGATCACAGACATCAACGGGACCAAGGCCGAGATAGATGCATACTTCCTTGGTCAGTGGTTCAACATTGGCTCGGTTAACGACCACCTGGTGCAGGTCTGCAAGGTTGAGCACTTAAGGCCTGGCGAGGCTATCGGCTACATGCTCTCGGATGCCAATGAGAAGGTGAAGCCGTGAGCACCTATAGCAAACATGGTCAGCCCATCCCTCTCAGTCAATGGCACCCCGAGGTTCTCAAGGTCGAACAGACGCGCCAAGAGATCCAAAACACCACGAACATCCTAGCGATTCTCCTTGGTGCTTCTCTCTTGGTGGCTGCTGGCCTGGTGTCTCTTGGTCACTTTCTCTACACACTTATAGGCAACCACCCATCATGAATCGTATCACTAGAGAGCCCACTAGGATTCAGCGTCAGCTGGCCCTAGTCCTAGACGAAGATCTCGCCAACCCTGACCTAGCTCTGGCCAATCAAACGATCTCAAGGCTCAAGAGGGAACGTGCCATACTGGTCGATCATATAGCGATGCTCAAAGGCAAACTAGACGAGTTAATCCCCGTAGAACAAGGAGCCCCCGGTGAGTGAATTGTTACCTTGTCCGTTCTGTGGCGGAGAACCAACGATCGAAGAGAGCGACAGCCTCTACGATTATGCAATCGCATGCTATAATGCAGACTGCGCGGCCAATCCACGTGTGTTTATCGAGCCAGCCAAACAAGGTGATGACATCCGGGCAATTGCCAATTCCGCCTGGAACACTCGCGCCTCCTGCCACCTCCCCGCCGCGCTCGTTGAGGAAGCTATCCATTACCTCGACATGATGCGCGTCAGTAAATCAGCGGGCGACATTCTGAGCGATTACGGCAAGAAGACGGTCGGGGAGATTACGGAACAACTGAGGAAGCACTTACCTGCGGCGAGGGGGAATAGCAGTGAATCATAAGGAAATGCAACTCGTCCGTCAGGCACTCAAGCACTTGGATAAGATGTACGAAAACAAAAATGCATACTACAAGCAGCTCGGCATTCTTGGCCTATACGATGTGTGGCAAGCACGCACGACATTGAAACGGCTGGAGCAAGGCAAACTGTCGCACGGTCCAAAACGAGAACTGTGCGATGCTCGCGCCGATGATGGCGGAATGGAGAACCCATGAACCCCGACCCGCAGACGCAGCCGGTGGGTCGCTACGATTTACTTGGCGATTATGAGCAATGGATTGGCTCACGGGCCGATGGTGATTACGTGCTGTATGAGGATTATGAGAAGCTCATCGACCGGCTCAGCAAGGCGCTGGCGGAAATGAAGGACGATAGAAGCCGCTGCGAAACTGCATTAGCGGTAATGGAGCAAGAAAACCAAGCCCTGAAGGCACGGGTTGGGGAGTGTACAAAGGAGCACGTGCCTGGATTGTTCTACAGCACGGCGCTAGTTGAACGAAATGAAGCGCGGGAAGAGCGGGACCAATTGCGGGCGGCGCTGGAGGAAGTGCCCGGCCTCATTGATGCCCTATCGTCAACTGACGGTAATTCGTGGCCTGAGAATATAATTGACCGATGCGATAAGATGCGATCAACGATTCAGAAAGCCCTGGCTGGTTCGATGGGGGCGGGGGAGTGTAACCATGCACCTGGATGATCTAAACAAAAAGCCGCTGTATACCGACTCCGGTAAAGCCGGTGCGCTTCGATTCATCAACCGAAACGGGAAGCGCATTTTGCAACAAGAATGGCTATTTATCGACTTTAACGCACGGGGCATTGCAGTTGGTGGACACGAGGAATGGAAAGATATTCCGTACATCCCTGGCGCTGAGCAGGGCGATATGACGGTGCATCCATGACACCGACCGGGGCGGAGGGGCGGGGAATATCTACAGATGCCTCTTGCTCTGCCAGTACCACTCAACGAACCACTCGGGGCTATGGTCTAAACCTGCGAGACCTATGAACCTCCAGCGTTCCTCTGTGCTGAGGTTTAAGGCTTTGGCCCAAGCCTCCAATACCTCTAGCTTCGCTGGGGACTTGGCGTGTCCACCTTGGATGCTTGCTGGCAACGTTAGCGAGCAGTTCACCAATCTTGCAAATTCTGCCGGTATAATTCCGCGGTCTCGTAAGAGCCCGCTAAAGTACCATGAGAACAATAGCTTACGATCCACGGCAACAGACAGTGTGCCATTTTTTTCGTCAACAACTACGAGTTCTCTGCGAGTATCGAGGCGGCTCCTGTTGACTCTTAAATTTCTTAGAGTATCCATACCAGCACCTCTGATTTCTCCCTTGAAACCTAATGCCATGTGTTCTTATAAACCCATAGCAGACCTCGCGGTGAACCTCCTATAGGCACCTACGCCTAAACCATCTCCCGGCCATCTGCTTTAGCCCACTGTGCATAAACAAGTGGAACAACTGGGAGATCCCCAGAAAGACCTTACCCCATGTCCATCCTTCGGTCCCTGTCCGCCATGCTCACCAAGCCCCGCCACTTGGTATTCTGTCACTTCTTTACGATACCGTTTATCGGTAGTGGTTGTATCGATAGGAGTATAGTTTCTGTTGCGAAACCATTCCTAAGCTGTACTAAGAGGAAAGGTTCCTATGATATCTGGATCGGTAAAACAAATATTCAGTTCACACCACAGGGATGGGAGTATCCACATGAAGACGAAGATGACCAAGGCAGCGGATTTCATCGAGTTGTTCCGAGAGATGAACCCGGAATTTCCGCCACAAACCATGTTGGCCTTCCTTTTTATCGCAGATAACGAAGGCTGCACCATGAGTGAGCTGGCTGATGCCTTAAGGGTCTCAAGACCAGCAGCAGGGCGGAATGCAGTCCTTCTCTGTACTAAGTATAATGGCAAGACTGGTTTTGGGCTCGTTGACATAGAAGTAGACTTGACCGACACGAAACAGCGAACACTACATCTATCATCTAAAGGCCAGACTTTCCTTAAGCGTTTAAATCAGCTCATGGAGTAGCACTGCTATGCAAATCCCAAGCGCACCTCCGTATACAGCTGCACATCTTGCTGAGGCTAAGCGAAACCTTGAGTTGTGGCGCGACCGCCGAGATAATTACGACGGAAACAATCTTGACAAATATCAAGCGGACTGTCGGAGTGCTCAGTTTGTAGTCGATCAGATCGCTCATTGGTTAGAAAGGCAGAAATAAAATGTCTCTTCGGCACAATGGCAAGGCCTATCAAGCTGACTTCTATATTGGGAAGAAGAGACACCAGCCGTGGTTAGTGGCAAAGGATGAGGTAGCTGCTGCTGCTGAGATGCAGGGGCTGATCGATTCTATCAAGGCAGCTACCCCCTCAGCAGATCAGGAAGACAGCAAGCCCTGGACCCTTCAGGACGCCTACGATAAGGTTTACACCCGTGTCTGGAAGGATTCTAAGAGCGTTAAGACGGTCGAGAAGAATGCTCGGCAAATGTTCAAGCAGTGGCCTGGGAAGAAGACCTACTTGGATGAGATCAGTTCTGATGCTATCGACCAATGGGTAGAAAGGCTTCAGGAGCAAGGCAACAGTAACGGCACTATTAACCGGAAGCTGGCCCTCCTGTCTAAGGTGATGTCCTTCGCTAAGTCGAGAGGAAAGCTTCAAGAGAAACCACATATTGAGAAGAAGGCTGAAGGCCAAGGTCGCATCCGGTTCATCACTCCATCTGAAGAGAAGATTATTCTCAGCCACTTTGGTCAATGGTCTCAAGATCTCTACGACTACACCATATTCTCTCTCGATACCGGAGCACGCTCAGGGGAGACCTATCGACTCCAAGTTAGAGACGTAGACCTCACCAACGGCATGCTCTCTATCTGGGAGAACAAGGCGTCCCTGCCCAGGTCCATTCCCATGACACTCAGGGTCCGCGAGCTGCTCACGCGCCGCACTGAGGGCATGGAGATTGGCCGTATCTTCCCCTTCAAGGCGTGGTGGTACGAGAAGGCGTGGAGCAAGCTTCGCGTCAGGATGGGCTTAACGGATGACATCCAGTTCATCCCGTACTGCCTTCGCCACACTTGCGCGACTCGCTTAGCTCAAGCTGGAGTCCCTTTAGCCGCCATTCAGAAGTGGATGGGACACAAGACCATCTCAATCACCATGAAGTACATTCACCTGGCTCCCAGTGACCTCCTGAGCGGTGCCAAGGCACTCAATGCACTCCAAGAAAGCACATCCAATGCTTGATCCTCTCGACATGCAGGAACACCGTTTAAGCCTCACCATGCGTGCCTTAGACATCATTGCCTCCGGTACACCTATTGTACCGCCTAAATGTTCACCAAAGTCGTCACTAGTGATCGCTAAGAATCACTGTGATGGCCGAGTGGCGGAACTGGCATACGCGACGGACTTAAAATCCGTTGTCCGTAAGGACTTGCGGGTTCAAATCCCGTCTCGGCTAGATACATCTGGACGGACTTAAAATGTCCCTTATCATAGTAACAGAAACGATACTGTGTCTATTCTGTTCTATCCTAAGTGTTTACAGCTCAGCCTTTGAATTAGCCGTCATGATAACGATATCGGTACATTTTTCGTGATCACTACAACATCACCTCAAATCATAGTGAACAGGGAACCCATGGACGCCACGCAGCAAGCTCAACCTGAACTAGAACAGCCCACTAAGGCTCTGACCTTGGAGGAGCGCCAGCTCGCTCTGGAGGAGGAGATGCAAGACTTGGGGATCGAGCGGTACTATGCCGAGATCGACCGAGCGAAGGAGCGCGGGGCTGAGAGTGACACCAAGTATGGCCAGATGTTCCTGGGCGAAATCATGGCCCGCTTGGTCCCCGCCATACGCCTCTTCTTAAAGGAACAGGGAGGCGGTCGTGGCAAAGGACAGCCCCATGTGGGGCATAGGTACCTGAAGATCCTTCGCCCAGAAACAGCAGCCTTCATAGCCACACGAACGGTGCTCGATTCTCTGTCCATTGAGCTGCCGCTGACTGGCACAGCTATCCGCCTCGCCAACTGCATCGAGGACGAGGTACGGTTTCGCGGGTACAACAAACTTGATGACACTAAGAAGCGAAACTACTACCGAAAGGTGAAGCGGAACCTAGCCAAAGAGAGTCGGGACTGCACTCGTCACCGCAGGGCTATCAAAGGCTCCATGAAGCGTATTGGTGCGCCAGACTGGGACTCGTGGACAAGCTCTGATAAGCTCCAGTTAGGCGTAAAACTGATCGAGCTGATTGCTCAGTCCTTAGAGATCATTCACATCATCAACCGTCCAACGCGGAAGAATCGCTCTCTGTACTGCATTGAGCCGACCGACAAAGGCCGTTCCTGGATTGCCAGCTTCAATGCTGACCAATCGGTGCTCACTCCTCAGTTTCTCCCTATGCTTATACCGCCACGGGACTGGACCAACCCGTATGACGGCGGATATCTTTCAGACTTCCTTCGCCGACGCCTCAAGTTGGTTAAGACTCCTTACCGGGACTATCTAGAGGAGTGCGTCAACAAGGATCTCTCTGTGGTCTATGGAGGCATCAACGCCATGCAGCAGACCGCATGGAAACTTGATAAGCGCGTGTATCTCGTGCTCCGTAAGTGCTGGAACAGCGGCTCCCAGATTGGAAAGCTCCCACCACGGGAGGACGAGGAAAAGCCCACTAAGCCGGTGGACATCGAGACGAATCGGGAAGCCCGCCGAGAGTGGAGGCACCAGGCATCGGCGGTGGAGAAGCGAAATGTAAAACTCGCTTCCAAGCGGTTGCAAGTCTCTCGGACTATCATGGTGGCTAAGAGATTTATTCAGGAGGAGTCGATCTACTTCCCCTATCAGCTGGACTTCCGGGGCCGCGCCTACGCGGTACCGATGTTTCTCCACCCCCAAGGACCAGACTACGCCAAGGCTCTCCTCACCTTTGCCCGCGGTAAGCCGATTACGGACAAGACTGCTGCTAACTGGCTCGCGGTCCACGGTGCCAACCTGTGGGGCTACGATAAGGTCTCGTTTGTCGAACGTGTGGCTTGGGTCAGTCAGAATAAAGAAGCCATCCTGAAGTCAGCAGCCGAGCCTATGGAGTGCGACTGGTGGACCAAGGCTGACAAGCCGTGGCAGTTCCTGGCCTTCTGCTTCGAGTGGTCAGCGTTTCTTCGGGTTGGATATGGTTTTATTTCTGGCCTGCCGGTTGCGCTGGATGGCTCGTGTAACGGGCTCCAGCATTTCTCTGCGTTGCTCAAGGACGAAATAGGCGGTGCAGCGGTTAACTTGGTGCCCTCCGCAAAACCCCAGGACATCTACCAAGTCGTGGCCGACTATTTGATTGCCATGCTCAGAGAACGGTCTCCGCAAGATCATCAGGCTCGAGCGTGGCTGGCGCTTGGCATCAGTCGGAAGACGACCAAGCGATGCGTTATGGTCCTTCCTTATGGCGGTACTATGTACGCTTTCAGGAAGTACCTCCAAGATCATATCAGAGAGCGTCTTGCTGAAGGAGCTAAGAACCCTTTTGGTACTGATAAGTTTTATATTCCTGCTGCCTACCTGGCTCAGCTACTAAGCGAAGCTATCGGTGCGACGGTGAAGTCTGCCGTCCAAGCAATGGCGTGGCTTCAGTCCGCCGCTGAGTTGGTTGCTGAGCAGGGCCTTCCGATTACGTGGACTGCGCCAAGCGGATTCCCAGTGCTTCAGGCTTATCGAGCTGTCGAGAAGCACCAGATTGATACCGAGATATTCGGCAAAAGAATCAGGCTGGACATACGCCCGAACGCTGAAGGTGTGAGAATAGATAGACGGCGACAGGCTAACGGCATCGCTCCTAACTTTGTTCATTCGCTCGACGCTGCCGCCATGATGCACTGTCTGGTTGATGCGACTGCTTTGGGCATCAGTTCCTTTGCCATGATTCACGACTCATACGGAACTGTTGCAGCTGATACCGAGCAGCTCAGTGTCGCACTACGTTATGCTTTCGTTCACCAGGTTTACAACACGGATCTCTTGAAGGCGTTCGCTGCCGAGGTCTTCGCTGTCCTTGGGAGTGAGCAGCAGATTCCGGAATTGCCTGCTTCCGGTTCACTGGATATTTCACTCGTTGAACAGTCACCTTTCTTTTTCGCATGATGGTAACGTTACTGTTATTATGACGATTATGTTTTTCAAATCCCTCCTAGAGACAAGTGAAATGATTTTTCTTCAAAGGATTTCCCCAGATGAGTAACCTCCAGACACTCTTGATCCAGGCGCAGGACTATCAGCGCCGAGGCATGACCCTGCCTTTGGATCTCTACGCCAAGCTCTTGGCTCGTGGCGTCAATGCAGCTCTCTACAATGCGCCGATCAGCCAGCAGCAAGAGATTGACTTTGGCAGTGATAAGATTCTCGGCGATGAAATTACTTACGATCAGGCGGCAGACATCCTGGCTCAAGAGGCCGCTGACATTGACCGTGAGATCGCGGAGCTTGACCAGCCATGAAATCTTCTGACTCCCAACGTATGTACGACCAGATGCACGACATCATCGAGTCGATCAAGGTGGACGGCTGGGAATACGCTGGCATCAACGAGACCGGCATTCAGTTCACCAGCCCAGGATCACCTGGGATCATCCTCACCCTCTCAACAAGCAAATATAACACAAACAACACTAAGGACACGAAATGACAACTACGCAACAAGTACAACGCCCGAAGCGCATTCAGCTGGCGACTCCAGAGGGCACTCTTGGATATCCCTTCCTTCAGAAGCCGAGCACCAAATTCAATCCCGAAGGTGTGTACTCGGTGGACTATCGTCTATCGAAAGAAAAGGCTTCTGAGTTGATCGAACAGATCGATGCAGTTTATGAGGAGGGCTACAAAGCTGCGTGCCTTAAGGAGAAGAAAGCAAAACTGAAGCGTGCTGACAAGCCGTACAAGGACGAACTCGATAAGGTGACTGGCGAGGAGACAGGGAACATCATCATTAAATTTAAGCTCAAGGCAGCTTACAAAGCTAAAGATGGCTCGATGATCCCGCAGCGCCCACTGGTTATCGATTCGAGAAAGCAACCAGTTGTTAAATCGATCGGCTCAGGTTCCACAGGTCGAGTCGCCTTCGATGCGAACCCTTACTGCACTCCGGCCCTCGGCTTCGGTTTGAGCCTGCGCCTTCGTGTCGTCCAGATCATCAATCTGGTTGAGTACAGCGGCCTTCCTGGGAATCCCATGGACCTTCTCGGCGAAGTTGAAGACGGCTTTGTGGAATCGGAATCCACGAAGGAGAACACTAAAACACAAGAACCGAACGGAGACGAAGCATATGCGCCGGAACAGATGGCCACAGCGGGCGAGACCAACGGGGAATTTTGATTTGTGATAACACCGCTTCGGCGGCTAGAGTACGGCAGGATGTGGCGACTAAAGAACCCGGGGTACAAAGCCCCGGGTTATCTTTTAAAGCACGATACTACGTGGTCTGAGTCGCCTCGAAACTGTCAGCAGTGTAGCAAAGCATTTTCTCCTAAGATACATAATCAGGTTCACTGCTCTCTTAGGTGCAAACGGCGGTTCGCTGACATTCGTTATCAGCCACGGCGTTCTGAATTAGAGAAGTGGCGCTATCGCAGACGAGTTTACGGAAACGATTTAAAGGAAATCAAAGACATGTATAAGGACCGCTTTCGGCATGCACGAGAGCAGGGGTATCGATCTGGTCTCGAAGTTCAGATTGCAAATGAACTAAAGGCGCTCGGACAAGAAGTACATTATGAGGAGTACAAATTAAAATATGCCCAGCCCGCGAAGACGCGAATCTACACTCCAGACTTCGTTCTGCCTAACGGCCTCTTCATCGAGACGAAGGGAAGGCTGATTACTTCCGATCGGCAAAAGCATTTGCTGATTAAAGAGCAGTACCCAGACATCGACCTCCGCTTCATCTTCAGCAACGCCAATCAGCGGATCTCTAAGCAATCATCTACGACCTATGCGATGTGGGCAGACAAGAACGGATTCAAATGGGCTCACCGTCACATCCCGAAGGAATGGGTGCATGAGCAACGAGCCAGTCCAAAGTCTTCCTGATTGGATAAAGCAGAACGCTCGAGAGTACGTGGCCTTCTGCGCCAAGAACCCACATGCGGATCGGCGGGGCTTACTACGCCTCTGGCTAGAGACCTACCGCCATGACTGGGAGATCACACTCCGATTTATGGGCCGCTCCGCTGTCCTTATTTTCTACGAAGAATTGAATAATGCCCAGACCAAGCACTGACTACATCGTAGTTCACTGTTCGAAAACCAAACCTGATCAACTCGATGACAAGAAGAGGCCTTATGACGCAAGATCCCTTGATCGGAAGCACCGACTGCAAGGAAAGCTGTCCCTCGGATACCACTTCGTCATCGAAAGATCGGGTCAGATCGTTAGCGGAAGGCCTCTTGAGGAAGCTGGATGCCACACTCGCGGCTATAATCATTGCTCGCTGTCGATCTGCCTCATCGGAGGAGGACTGGGCGCTACTGATGATCGAAGCCCATGTAATGGATTTACAGATACGCAGCTCAGCTCTCTGCATGAACTCGTGGGCCGATTGCATAACCGATTCCCCACTGCTGAGGTCACTGGCCACTCCGACCTCCCAGGCCACGAACGAAACATCACCTGCCCCGGCTTCAACGTAAAGGAATGGTATGAGTCTACCGCGAATGCTTCGAGTACACTGGGTTGATTCCTCCGCAGGTAGCACCACGCCCTGGCGCTACGTGGAGGAAGTCTGTGAATCAGGGGAAGCGAGTGTTGCTGCCCCCTGTATTTCATGCGGCTTTCTTATCAAGAAGACTGCTCAGGTGATGATTCTCGCTGGCCACCTGAGTAACGATGACATGGACGAGGACACTCAGTGTTCTGGCGAAATGGCGATTCCGCTCTGTGCAGTAACCAAGATCGAATACCTGGAGGCTGAACCCAATGGAGACGATCTCTAGTGACTCCGAGCTGATCTCCAAAGGCCCCTGCCCAGACTGTGGATCCTCCGACGCCTGTGCGCTCTATTCTGATCTCCACACGCACTGCTTCTCCTGCAACGCTCATTCCAGCGTCACCAGTAATTCCATCGTAACAAGGAAACCAATGTCCCATGGCCTCATCGAACCGGGTAATTTCCAAGCGATCTCAAAGCGGGGCCTCAGTGAAGAGACGTGCAGGAAGTGGGGCTACTCGGTTGGAATCTACAATAATCAAACTGTACACATCGCCACGTATCGGAATGCAGCTGGTGAAGCTGTTGCTCAGAAGGTTAGATTCCCCAACAAAGAGTTTGTCTTCCTCGGAGATACGAAGAATTGCGGACTCTTCGGCCATCACCTATGGCGCGATCAAGGTAAACGAGTGGTCATTACCGAAGGGGAGATTGACGCTCTGTCGGTATCGCAAGTCCAAGACAACAAGTGGCCAGTCGTCAGTGTCCCCAATGGGGCACAAGGTGCTAAGAAGGCAATCCAACGGGCGCTCGAGTGGCTTGAAGGCTTTGAAGAAGTCGTCTTCCTGTTCGACAACGATGAGCACGGGATCGAAGCAGCCAAAGAATGCGCTCTCCTCCTGACCCCTGGCAAAGCTAAGATCGGCAAGCTCCCCCTCAAAGATGCTAGTGACATGCTCGTAGCTGGTCGAGTGAAGGAGCTGATCGATGCTACGTGGTCAGCGAAAGTCTATCGCCCTGATGGCATCATTAACGGTTCTGAACTCTGGTCCAAACTCACGGAGAAGAACAATGTGCAGTGCATCCCATACCCTTGGCTCGGCCTTAATACGCTTACACGCGGAATACGACAGGGAGAGCTTGTCACGTTCACAGCGGGCAGCGGTATTGGAAAGTCGCAAGTCTGCCGAGAGATCGCGCACGACCTCCTCAAGCGAGGAGAGACCGTGGGATATATCGCTCTCGAAGAATCTACCAAACGAACGGCTGAAGGACTTCTAGGCATCGAGCTGAATCAGCCCATCCATCTGTCTAAGGAGATCGCAGATGAAGCGGCTCTTAGACAGGCTTTTGACCGCACTGTCGGTTGTGGGCGTCTTTATCTATTCGACCACTTTGGCTCACTCGATTCTACAAACTTACTCAGTCGCATTCGCTACCTCACTCGCGGTTGCAACTGTGGTTGGATTATCCTCGACCATCTTTCTATTGTGGTTTCGGGGATCGGAGATGGGGACGAGAGACGACTGATCGACAATACCATGACCTCCCTACGATCTCTCGTTCAAGAGACTGGCGTAGGGATGATCCTGGTGAGTCATCTCAAGCGTCCTGAAGGCCACAATCGTGGCCACGAAGATGGCGCTCAGATCTCTCTCGCTCAACTCAGAGGATCAGCGGCTATAGCTCAGCTGTCCGATATGGTCATCGGGCTCGAAAGAGATCAGCAGGATGACGAGAAGAAGCATCAGACAACGGTACGAGTCCTGAAGAATAGATTCTCAGGAGAAACCGGCGTGGCCACTACGCTGGTGTATGACCAGAAGACCGGACGGATTACTGAGGGAACTGTTGCTCCATCGGTGATGGCTGCTGCGAGTAAAGACTTCTAGATTTTCACGGCCGGGCTGCTCGGTAGACGAGCGGGACTGAAGAAAATAACCTGCGGTGACGAAGCATGTTTAGGTTACGGAGTAATTACCCGCCCATGTGATCCGCAATGGTGGCCTACGAACCACCCCTGGCCTCTTTTTATTTCTCATAAGGAACTCTCAATGAGCTGGATCATCAGATTCCTCAAGTGGCTCTCATGGAGTCACCGTGTCATCCCTGATCGCCTCGATCCCACTCGTCCCTATCTGACTCGCTATTATCTCATCGGTGGTCCCAAGCACCGTTGGTTCACGCTCTGTCTGCATGAGTTTCACCTGAGCGATCCCACGGATCTGCATGATCACCCGTTCAGCTATTTCACTCTTGTCCTGAGTGGCGGGTACTGGGAGCAAACCCCGGAAGGGGTGTACTGGCGCAGGCCTGGACACTTCCGCTATCGCTCAGCGAGATCCCTGCATCGCATTCAATTGCAACCAGGAAAATCCTCCGTCTACACACTGTTTTTCATGGGACCGAGGACGAGGGACTGGGGGTTTGTTCATGTGGGGCACTGGATCGATCACGACTCTTACCTCGAAAGAATCAAACGATGCTTATCTTCGACTTGGAGACCGATGGGCTCTTAGATGAGGTGACGAAGATTCACTGTTTGGTGATTAAGGACGATGACGTTGGAGTCGTGAGTGCGCTCTCTACGCCTGAAGAGATTATAGTCGGGCTGAATACGCTGATGGATTCGCAAGGCATCATCGGTCAGAACATCGTTAAATATGATATTCCAGTCATTCAGAAACTCTATTCGTGGTGGAAGCCGCCAGCTCTCGTTCGTGATACCATCCTATGTACTCGGCTGATCTGGCCAGACATCAAAGAGAAGGACTTCCTTGGCACGTTCCCAGACCTCCCCAAGCAACTCTATGGACGACACTCACTCGAAGCCTGGGGATACCGTCTCGGGAATCGTAAGGGAGACTTTGGAAAAAATACCGACTGGAAAGAGTTCACTCCCGAGATGCTCACCTATTGCATCCAAGACGTTGAAGTCACCGCCGCTCTCTGGGCAAAGATCAAATCGAAGTCGTATTCCGCTCAAGCGATTGAACTGGAGCACCAATTCGCCCATGTAATCGCATTGCAGGAACGTCGGGGCTTTGCCTTCGACCGCGATGCGGCGATTAAGCTGTATTCGACGCTCGGACAGCGGCGATTAGATCTGGAGAAACAACTCGAAGCCATGTTCCCAGGTTGGTACACGGACATGAAGACTCCACAGTATTACGTTGCAGCGTCTGGTGTTACTTTCGTCAGCAAGAAGGCTGCCGGAAAACTGGCTAAAGAAGTTGTCGCTGGTCCTGTCCGCCGCAAGCACACCCCCTTTAATCCAAGCTCTCGTGATCACGTAGCCCGTGTGCTCATTGAGAATCGTGGCTGGAAACCAAAAGAGTACACACCTGACGGCAGGCCTACCGTCGATGAATCGGTGCTCTCCGAGTTACCGTTCCCTGAAGCTCAGCTTTTGAACGAGTACTTCGGCCTTGCCAAGATGATCGGGCAACTTGCTGAAGGTGCTGGTGCGTGGCTCAAGCTAGAAAAGAAAGGACGCATCCATGGCGAAGTTATCACCAATGGAGCCATTACCGGAAGGTGCACACACCGCAAACCGAACTGTGCACAGATCCCCAAGGTTGGTTCTCCTTGGGGTCGGGAGTGTCGTAGCTTATTCACAGCTTCCCCCGGATACGTTCTGGTTGGTGCGGACCTTGCTGGCATTGAGCTTCGGTGTCTGGGCCATTATGCTTTCAAATATGACGATGGCGCTTTTGTTCAAGAGTTGCTCAAGGGCGACATCCACAGCGCCAATCAGAGAGCTGCTGGACTGCCCACCAGAGACAATGCTAAAACTTTTATATACGGCTGGCTGTACGGAGCAGGGGACGCCAAGATCGGCGCTATCATCAATAAAGGTGCTAAAGAAGGAAAGCGTCTCAGAGAACAATTCTTAGAGAAGATGCCAGCCCTGAAGAGGCTGAAGCAAGATGTAGCCATTGCTAGTAAGCGGGGCTATCTCGTTGGTTTAGACGGAAGACATTTACCAATTCGCAGTGAACACTCGGCGCTCAACACTCTTCTTCAGAGTGCTGGCGCAGTAATCGCAAAGAAGTCAGTCGCACTTCTCTACGAAGATCTCAACAGCATAGGCTGGGAGTTCGGTCGTGAGTGGGGACAGGTTGGACACTACCACGATGAATCGCAAACGGATGTCAAAGAGGAGCTGAGTGAAGAATATGGAAAACGAGCAATCGCAGCAATGCGAAGGGCAGGAGAACATTTCGGCTTTAGGTGTCCAATTGACGGGGAGTTCAAAATCGGAAGAGACTGGGCTGGAACTCACTGAATCTGAATGCAACTGTTGTCATACGGGATTGTCTGTCGGAAAAAACTGGACCTGTAATCAAGCCAGGCGAGGAGACTATAGGTGTTCCGCTTGTCTGCGCTGGTCTAAGATCGAAAGCAATCACGGCCTAACTAAAGAACAGTTTTTTAGCTTATGGACGTACCAGAACGGGCTGTGCGCTAATTCACATTGTCACGCAGAACTTAGCTGTGAGCGTCGTAATGGTTGTCATGTTGACCACGACCACGTGACTGGGTGTGTTCGTGGTCTTCTCTGTCACACATGCAATGTCGGACTTGGTTATATTGAGAAGGACTGCGGTTCTTTTCTCAATGGCATTCAGGAATATATAGATTTCTACCCAACGAGGGAGCTGGGACTCACGATAAAGCCGGAAGATGGTGGGAAAGCTAGAGAAAGCAGACGCGGGGGCATCAAACTATGAAGCGTCCCTTTCGCCCTGAACCACTGATCGAATTGCGAGCCTGGTGCCCTGAGTCCCCTCTCGGCATTCCCGAAGAACACCTCCCATTCACCGGCACAGTCGTCGAAGTCAAAGGTTGGTATGCCGTCGCTGAGAAACGGGAGCTCGCCAACGGCACCATGTTCTACAGCTACTCTTGGTTCGGATATGTGGTTCAGATAGATAAGAAAATCCCTGAGTCAGAACTAATGATCGTCATGCGTCCTCACGACCACAACGAAGGAAACACCAATGTCAAATGACCTAACTCTCCTTATTGACGGAGACATCGTGTGCTATTCAACCGCTGCGGCTGCGGAAGTAGAGACAGACTGGGGTGGGGATTTGTGGACACTCCATTCGGATGCGGCGGAAGCCCGCGCGGCGTTTGATAGTATTATCGACGGCTGGAAGCAGGTTCTTAACGCAACCCATGTCATCGTTGCGCTGACGCATGCTGAGAATTTCAGAAAGGCCATCCTTCCCAGCTATAAAGAGAACCGGAAATCGAACCGGAAACCACTGTGCCTTAAAGCCCTCAAGAAACACGTAGCTGATGCCTACGAAACCTTCATCCGTCCAGGCCTCGAAGCTGACGATGTGCTCGGGATTCTATCGACCATAGAACCAACTCATATAGACACACTTCGTGGTCAACGAGTCATCGTCTCTATCGATAAAGACCTCAAAACAATCCCAGGATTCCTCTATGACCCAAAGAACCCTGAAGCCGGTATCCAAGATATCTCAGAAGCGGAAGCGGACTACTGGCATATGTACCAAACGCTCTGCGGAGATGCTACAGATGGTTATTCCGGACTTCCTGGATGTGGCCCTAAAACCGCAGAGCGGCTGCTGGCTGAACGAGCCGAGAGTTCTATGTGGGAGACTGTGGTCAAAGCCTTCAAGAAAGCAAAGCTCGGTGAGCAAGAAGCTCTCACGCAAGCGCGGGTCGCCAGGATCCTCCGCTCCGAAGATTACGACTTCAAAGCGAAGAAGCCGATCCTCTGGTCACCAAACAAGCAAGAGAAAGTAAGTGCAGCATGAAAGAGTTTACTATTCATATTAGGCAAAAGTCTCTCTACGCCTGGGGCGCTGACATGGAAATTGAGAACGGAAAGCGCATATTCGTTAGCGGTTTGAAGGGCACCCCTAATCAAGCGGTTCAAGACCTTTTTATGCACGTTCCTCCTGCTGTTTGGGCAAGCCCAGAGTCACTAGAGGGAGTGGCACTGTGAGCATCTGGCTAATCATCGCCCTGGCTCTCCTCCTCTTCGTCATCCTCATGCCACCAGCGCCAAAGGTTTAACCTCATGGAAAAGAAACCTAAGAAGCGTAAGCTCTCTCGTGTCGGCTGGGACACTGCTGCCAAGTCTTTCGGGGACCTCCCGCGCTTCGAGATCGATCCCATCTTGGATGACCTCGACCCTGAGCACACCAATTCACTCGCATGGAAAGCCAAGCGAGCTGACCGTGCCTCCATCAACCTGGACATCATTGCCTCCCTCTCAGACATCGGGATGTCCTTCGATCTCCACGGTGAGGAAGGCTGCAAGCTCGCCAACATCCTCGCTGCTATCAATCGCCTGGCTGAAGATCCGGAAGGACGCACATGAGTCTCCCCTCGATCATCGGTCTCTACTCCCCAGTGATGGGCTCAGGTAAGTCCACCGTGAGTCAAGTTCTCAGTCAAGAGTTCGGCTACACGGTGGTCAAGTTTGCTGGTCCTCTCAAGGCCATGACTGAGGCCTTCCTGTTTGAGTACGGGCTCGAGCCTGAGGACATCCCCAAGTACATCGAGGGTGATCTCAAAGAGAAGCTGATCCCAGGTCTCTGGGTCTCCCCTCGCCGCATCATGCAAACCCTCGGCTACGAGTGGGGCCAGAAGCAGATCTCAGAGGATCTCTGGGTCAACATGACCATGACGAAGATACGCCAGCTGACCAGGGCTGGGCTGAGTGTCGTAGTGGATGACCTCCGTTATCCTCAGGAGTTCAGTGCGCTCAGGGAGCGTGGTGCTGAGTTAGTAACAGTCCTCAGAGATGGTAACATAGACACGGTTACTCACCGGTCTGAAGGGTTACTCAGAGAGCATCCATTTACTCGAGTTATAGAGAACTCAGGGACTATAGAAGAACTAAAGGCTAAGACGCGGAGCTGGGTCTTTTCACTATAACATAGTAACGTTATTGTCATTATGACACGTACGTTTTTCAAACCCCTCCTATAAGAATACGCTCCCGCCCCCGGTCAGGTATTAGGAATTCCCCTCTAAGATACCCTAGGAGATCTATTGATGTCTATAGATGCTAGGGATTCGGCTAGGAATGAACTGATGGGAGAGGAAGACTTATCCTTCCCCTTCATCCCTGATGACTTGTTAGAAGAGTTAGACCGTATCTATCCAGAGGTCAACCCTCCGTCCACCGAGGCCACTCTGGCTGACATCTGGCGAGCTGTGGGTACCAGACAAGTCATCCTCCTCCTGAAACACCATAAGCAACTTGAGCTAGAACGTAGAGCATCCGATGTGTACCGGGGGTAGGTCGTATTCAGCTCCTCAGCCGCAGCCTCTGCCGCCACCACCTCCGAACCCAGAGATGGGCGCTGGGGCAGTGCTGATCAACGAAGGCTACGGTCTTCAACAGAAGCTCACGGATCTTCAGGCAGTTCATGGCCTCGTCGTACCATTCAAACCAGTACCGAAACCGAAGCCCACACTGACCCCTGAGCAGATCGCTGAGAGACGCCTGACGTATATCAACACGCTGACCACGGACTCGCCAGGATTTAATAACCTGAGTGACAGTGAACGTGAACAGGTCTTGTATCGTCAACAAACGCAACTCAGCAATCAGAGCGGATTCAATCGCAGCTCTGGTGTCGTGAGCCAGGGCCAATTCGGCCAACGTACCAACCTCCAATACAGACCAGGGCTCGTAGCAAACAATGGTTAAACAAGCCCTCCCTTCTGATGCAGGTCTGACTGGTGAAGCGGACAAGTCGAATGCTCTCCACGGTCTCTACGAACAGCTTGCCTCCATCAGGCAGCCGTATCTGGACCGTGCGTACCGATGCTCCGAGCTGACTATCCCCAGTCTGCTCCCGAGAGCTGGTCATAATTCCACCACAGCTCTCCCCACGCCCTACCAGGCTATCGGTGCTCGAGGTGTCAATAACCTCGCATCGAAGATCCTCCTCTCACAGCTTCCTCCCAATCAGTCCTTCTTCAGACAGGTGGTCGATAAAGCCACCGCCCTCAAGGTGACCAAGGGAGATCCAGCGAAGATCCAAGAACTCGAAGGTGCTCTCCAGGACTATGAAGAACGGGTGATGCAAGAGATCGAATCTCGGTCTATGCGAGCCCCGTGCCACGAAGGCTTCAAGCACGAGATCGTCTGTGGTAATGTCCTCCTCCACTTCGAGGACGAGAAGAAGCCCAAAGTCTACCACCTCGATAAATACGTGGTGCAGAGAGACAGCGATGGACTCCCGCTTACGATAGTGGTCAAGCAGTGCGTCTCTCCGCGAACGATTGATAAGATGGCGAAAGAAGCCCTCTCTCGTTCCGCGCAGATGAATAGTGCAGCCCAGAAGACCGTTGATCTCTACACTGGGATCGTCTTCAACGAACAGGGTAAGTATGACATCTGGCAAGAGATTGCTGGTATTGAGATCGAAGGTTCCAGAGGCATCTACTCAAAAGAGGAATGCCCCTGGTTGCCCCTCAGGTTTGTCATCATCGACGGAGAAGACTACGGTCGCTCCTTCGTAGACGAATACCTCGGTGATCTCATCTCCGACGATGGCCTCGTTCAGTCCGTCGTCCAAGCTGCTGCTATCGCCTCCAAGCTCGTACCCATGGTCAACCCTGGTGGCATGACGAAGATGCGTGATGCAGCCCAGGCCCGCAATGGGCAATGGATCTACGGGCGCAAGGATGACATCTCCTTTGCTCAAGCTGATAAGCTCCCCGATCTCCAGTTCTGCAATGTGGTCATCCAACGATTAGAGGAACGGCTCTCACAGGCCTTCCTGCTCAGCAGCTCCATCCAGCGCAACGCTGAACGAGTTACCGCTGAAGAGATCCGCTACCTCGCTGGTGAACTCGAAGAAGCTCAGGGTGGAATCTATTCCGTCCTCGCTCAAGAGTTCCAGCTCAGATTAGTCCAGATTCTCATCGCTCAGATGACCAAGAAGAAGAAACTTCCCAAGCTCCCTGGTGACGTTGTGAAAACGACCATCATCACAGGCTTAGAAGCTCTCTCCAGAGAACACGATGTCAGTAAGCTCAGAGTAGCCTACAAGACAGCCGTCGAGATCTACGGTCCTGAACAGGTGGCAGCTGTGAGTAATATCACCGCTGGTATCGAGCGGATCTTCACTGGACTACAGGTCGATCACAAAGATCTCTTCAAATCACCAGAACAACTCGCTCAAGAACAACAAGCTGCACAGCAAGCAGCCATGATCCAGTCAATCGCTCCTCAAGCCGTCAAAGGCGGAGTCGATCTGGCTAAGCAAAAGAATGAACTCCAAGGAACGCCATTTAATGTCAACAGCGGCAGTCAGCAACCAACCGGACAGCAAAATCGATAAGCCCGCTGATGCGGCATCAACTTCTGACCGACCGATCTGGCTCCCTGAGAAGTTCAAGTCCCCGGAAGAGATGGCGAAGTCTTACTTCGAGCTGGAGAAGAAGTTTGGCTCCACGCCCCCGAAGCAAGAAGACAAGCCCGCAGACAAAGCCCCCGATGGAGTACAAGAGGCTCCGAAAGCTGATGCTGTCGCAGAAAAAGAAGCTCTCCCCTCTGACAAGGCCGCTGAAACGGTCCAACAGAAAATAGCTGCTATCGAAGCTCAGGCGGTTCAAAGCCACCTGGACATCGATAAGTACAAGGCTGAGTTCGTTAAGGACGGCAAGCTCTCAGACGAGAGTATGGCCGAGCTGACGAAAGTCTTCAAGCCCGAGCAGATCCCTGGCTTCATTGAGATGTACTCAAATCAAGCCAAACTCGAGGCCTCAGTCACTGAGATCGAATACCTCAGTCACCTGAATATCTCGAAAGCGGAACTGACTGACTTAGTCCAGTGGACGGTCAACATGTCTGACGAAGACCGCGCTGCGTATACAGCCCTGGTCGAATCGAAGGATAAGAACCAAGTCAAACTGGGTCTCAAGTTCGCTAAGCTCCAGCGTGAATCCGTTGAAGGCAAAGCTCCTCGGTTAACCCAAGGACGCGCAGCCCCCATGGAATCTGGCTACAACTCAGCCGCTGAGATGCGCCAGGATATTGCTGATAAGCGATACCAGGATGGCGACCCTGCCTTCCATGCACTCGTTGATGCTAAACTTGCTCGATCCAATAGGGCTGAGTGGAAGGACCGCTAGGTCCAAGGAAGGACCGTTAAAGTGAAGTTCCTACTACTCCTTATTGCCGTTCTCTCCCTGAGTGGCTGTGGCCTCTCTCGTAGTGACACTGAGACCGGCACTGTCGCTGGGCAACTCAATGGTGCTCCCGTTGAGTTGAAGTGGCAGCGAGACAGTGAGGGAGATATTCGCATTCAGCTTCCTCCCGTTGCTCAAATGGCTGCGAGCGTTCTCCCGCCTCCGTGGGGAACAGTCGCTACGCTGCTTGCCTCAGGACTCACCGCAGCCAGCGGAGCTTTCGCACTGTCAGCAAAGAAACGTGCTGATGAACATAAAGCTGATGCTGCTGAAGGCTGGAAGCTCGCTCTCGATGGTGCTAAGCCTCTTACTTAAGAAGTAATGCTCAAACTCGGTGTTCCCCTGACGTCGCTAGGGTTCTTACACCCGCGTGGAGTCACTGTTCCGCCGCTCGAAGGGCTGGACAGTCACGCCCTGGTGCGTCTTTAACTTAGTTTCCATTGGCTGCGTCTCCGTTCACAGAACTGAGCCTTGCTTGGGCTGGGCGCTAGCTGTCCTCTATTAAAGCTGGTTGTGAGCGTCAAGCAACGTGGCCCGTGGTTTAATTGCGTGGCGTAGTTTATCGCTTCACCACGGAGGCAACCCAGTGGCGGTTCCTTCCACAATAATAATCGCGCTAGTCCCAGGCTAACCCCTGGGATGGTCCCTTACAATCTAACGAACAACCCCTCAGTCACTCTGATCTGGTAACTATTATTTTACCAATGTGCTGACTGAGGGTCAGTTCCTCTTTTGATGTGTAGCACAATACGTGCCTACTCTATAGCTGTGCCTCTTTTTAGAAGGCAGCTCAAATTCTCACACGAACACACATAGCGTGACCCTTAGGTCCCCTGCTGCGGCACTGGGACTGTTCAGGATAATCTCTGTCTGGAAGTGATATCGGGTGTGACGGGCAAATAAACCCTCACCTGAAAGTTTTCACACTTAAATGTCATCTGCATATACCCCAACGAACCTCGGCCAAATTAATGCCGCTGGTTCAGACGTTGCTCTCTTCAAAGACAAATGGTCGCAAGAGATCATCGAAATGTTCAAACAGCGCAACGTTATGATGCCCTTGCATCGCGTTCGCACAACCACCGGCTCCAAGTCGGTCAGCTTCCCAGTGTTCGGTACTGCGGTCGCTGCGTACCACGTTTCCGGCGCTGAGCTGAATGGCCAAGCCGTCAAACAGAACGAACTGACGATCCTTGCTGACCGCAAGATGACCGCCGATGTGTTCGTTGACCAGTGGGACGAAATCGTCAATCACTTCGACGCTCGTCAGCCCCTGACCAATGCGCTCGTTGAGGCTCTCTCGGTGAAGACCGACAAGAATCTCTGCCAGCTGGTTGGCATGGCCGCTCGCGCTAGCGCCACCATCACGACTGTCGGCAACGGCGGCTCAGCACTCACCTACGCCAACGCTCGTACCATTGGTGCGGACCTGGGCGCAGCGATCTATGAAGCTGCTCAGAAACTCGATGAAAAGGATGTCCCTGAAGCAGATCGTTTCTGCTTGGTTCGTCCGGCCCAGTACAACCTCCTCGTTCAGTCGATCAACTTGATCAACGAGAACTGGGGCGGCGCTGGTAGCTACTCGGACGGCACGATCACGAAGATCGCTGGCGTTCGTATCATCAAGACCAACCACCTACCGATCACTGATCTCAGTGCTTCGGTCACTGGTGAAGAGAACGACTACACCGCCAACTTCGCCAATACCGCTGCTCTCGTGTTCCAACGCGAAGCGATCGGTACGGTCAAGTGGCGCGACATCACTCTGGAGACCGAGACTTCGGTTCGTCACCAGGGTACCTTGGTGGTCGCTAAGCAAGTTATCGGCAGCGGAATCCTCCGCCCGGAATGCGCTGTCGAGATCAAAATTGCCTGAGGCTGGTATCTAACCAGCTACGGCTGTTTCTATTCATTCAACTATGTGAGCCTGCAATGCCGTTAGATTTGGCAAAGCGGGCCACATATATGAAAGCATACCGACGACGCAACCTCGATAAAATTAGAGGCCAGACTCGGGACAGAAACCATAAAGATCCCCGAAGGTCTATGTTCTACAAAGCCCGGCAACGGGCTAAAGAATACGAGATCCCATTTACCATTAAAATGGATGACATCATTGTTCCTGAGTTCTGTCCAGTTCTGGGCACACGCTTGACAATGAATTGGGGTAAAACTGGTCCTGGCGAATACAGCCCGACGCTAGATCGATTTGATCCAGACTCCGGGTACACACCTGAAAACATCTGCGTCATCTCGTTCCTGGCTAACCGAATAAAAAGTAATGGTACTCCTGCTCAAGTGCAGGCGGTCGCTGATTGGATGCTGACTCAAGCAAAAGGAAACTAATGACACTAATAGCCACTTACAGGCTCCAGGGTCAGACCACAGGTCACATCGCTTCCATCGCCGTTGGTGGTGGAGGCGGTTCAGATTATGTTGATCCCACGGTCACTATCACTAGTGCCACGGGTATCAATGCGACTGCACACGCTACGGTTGTTGACGGTGTAATCACCGCGATCACCGTGGACAACCCCGGCTCAGGATACGTCCTGGCTGCGGTTGTTATCACTGACAGTGTCGGAACCGGCGCAACCGGGACTGCCACGGTGACAGCGGCTAACACCGCGATCACTCAAGCCGTCATTGCACGGCACAGCGATAATACGTGGCGCATGACCACAGCGAACTCAGTCAAAGTCATCTATGATGGCTGCGATGCGAACGCGAATGCGATCCTTGAGACAATTCTAAGAGGAACTGGTGGAATTTATTCCCCCGACCTCTTCGGAAACACAAATATAGCTTAGGCTGTATTAAAGTCCTCACCCCTTTACTGGGGTGGGGCACCAAACATCAACTCCGAATCCTTGATTGATGGCCTGTGCCATCCAAGTGACGGACCCGATGACCTCGGGGGACTGCATCTGCTCGGTGTGCAGTTTTTATTATCCGGTAAGCGTGCACGCAAACCAGTAGCCGAGCCCAAATAAAACCTAGGACACCCTCATGACCCTTGCGCCCCTAACCGAGCTGGAAGCGGTCAACGAGATTCTCTCTGTACTCGGTGAAGCCCCAGTCTCCGCCCTCGGTGACCCCGAGAACCCAGTAATCGCTGAAGTCTCGGCGGCACTCAACGCTCTGCACATGGTCAGCAGATCCCTTCAGAACCAAGGGTACTCTTTTAACACGGAGCATGATTACACGCTCTCTCCTGATGGGGACGGCTTCATTCAGCTTCCTTTGAATGTCATCAGGGCTGATGTGGATCCTTGGGGTCCTGACTGCATCATGGATGTCGTCGTCCGTGGAGGCCGTCTCTACAATAGGACTGACCACACCTTCGTCTTCACTGATCCGATCCAGGCCTCTCTCGTTCTCCTCTTAGAGTTCGATGAACTCCCAGAGGCTGCCCGTCAGTACATCATGATCAAGGCAGCTCGGAAGCTCCAAGATAAGACGCTTGGGTCCAGAGATCTGCACGTCTACACCACGCAGGATGAACTGGAAGCCAAGTTAGACTTCCTATCTGCTGAAGCTGATGATGCGGACTTCAACATCCTCTTCAAAGACCCGGACAACTTCCGCATTATAGATCGGTGATTGTAACATGCCCTTGGTCAGCGTTCCCATAGACAACCTTATCAACGGGGTGTCTCAGCAAGCGCAGACCCAAAGACTCCCGTCGCAATGTGAGATCAAAGAGAACTCCTACGAGACGGTGGCCGAAGGCTGCGAGAAGCGTCCTCCCACCGTTCACCTGAAGGTGCTCGATCAGCTCAACCTTGGCCACGCTTCGAACGTCTCTATCAACTGGTTGGATCTCGGTGCTGATGGTCGCTACATCGTCTCCATCGCTAACGGCACCATGCGTGTGTTCGATAATGCTGACGGCACTGAGAAGACGCTCAGTTACACCCCTGGCACCTACGGCTCCTACCTGACTCTGGTCTCCCCAGCGACGATCAATCAGGAAACCTTTAAGCTCGTCCACGTGGGCGACTACGCGCTCTTGCTCAATTCCTCCGTGCTCACTGGGACCATGGACATCGCTGCCGGTCCTCAGACCACCGGGGATACCTTCCTCGTCCACGTGCGCGAAGGCGGCTACGGGACGACCTACAAGATCGTGGTGACGCTTGGGTCTATTACCTACACGGCGAGCAAGACCACGTCCGATACGTCACTGAGCGATATTCGCACGACGAACATTGCAGCGGATCTCAGGGCCGGGTTCTCTCCCGCGCTCCCCAGCGCCGTTCAGTGTGTTCGTAGCTCGAACGAATCAGTCCTCAGCTTCACCTATACGCCACCTGATGGCGGCCCGGTCTACAGTGACTTCAAGGTTCAGGTCTCAGACTCAAACGGTTCGTCAGACATGACCATCGTCAGAGATGTCGTTCAACGCTTCTCAGATCTGCCTACGGTTGTCCCTACTAACTTCAACATCGTCAAGGTCATCGGTGAGAACGCCTCACTGAGCAATCCGTACTACGTTCAGTTCATCCCTGACACCACGACTCAATCGTTTGGCAAGGGTACCTGGATCGAGTGTGCGGCTGCTCTCGGGACACACTCAAATAGTCTCAATGCCCAGAAGATGCCGCACAAGTTGGTCAGGAATAGCGATGGAACCTTCACGCTCTCTACAGCGGCCTGGGGCGACCGAACGGCTGGAGACCCTTCTCGTGGCTCTGCGCCATTTCCAAGTTTCATTACTGGAACAGGTGCCTTCGCCGCTGGTCGAGCCATCCAAGACCTCTTCGTCTACAAAGGACGCTTAGGCTTCATCTCGCGAGATGCCGTGATCTTCTCCCGCTTCGATCAGTTCCTTGAGCTGTTCCCTGCGACAGTGGTCACTCTCCTCGACACTGGGCCTATCGACTTCACTGTGAGAGCCGAGCACACCCCAGTGCTCCGTAGTGCCATCCCGTATAACGGAGACCTCCTTCTCTTGGCTGATCACGATCAGTTTAGAGTGGATGGTACGCAGCTCCTAACTCCCAAGACTCCCTCAGCTGACCGCGTGACCTCTTTCACCGTGTCCCCAACGGTCAAGCCGGTCCTGGTTGGTAACTCCGTCTACTTCCCGTTCTCTCGTGGAACCTTCACCGGGCTCAACGAGTTCTTCATCGATACGGTCAATGGGACTTCAGACGCTGCTGACATCACTGCGCATGTACCTCAGTACATCCCTGGTGATCTCTGCATCATCGCTGCCTCTCACTCGCACGACTTCCTGGTCATGGGCTCCAAGACGGACAAGTCGCAACTCTTCGTCTACAAGTTCTATTGGTCTGGAGATCAGAAGCTGCAATCGTCGTGGTCGGCGTGGAATTGTGCCGATGCTGATGACACCATCCTCGGTGTGAAGTGTTACGACACGGACATCTATCTGATCATCCAGAGAGACGCTGGTGGCGTCCACTTAGAGAAGATCTCACTGGATCTCGGTGCTACCGATCCTGGTGCTTCCTTCGTCACGCTCCTCGACCGGAAGATCTCCAGTGCAGGACTCCCGGTCAGCTATGACGTTCTTAATAATCTTACCACCTGGACTCTCCCGTACAAACCTTCTAGCGATCTTAGAATTGCTGTACGAACAAGTAGCGGAGCTTACCGACTTGGGCAACGAATCCTGGTCGCTAGCGTCAGCGGATTTACTGTCTCCTGCGCCAACGACCTTAGCGCGATACCGCTCTGGTTCGGCGTCCCCTTCTCGCAACTGATCCGCCTCTCGCATCCGTACCCACGGAATCCGAAGGATGGAACTGCCGATACCAAGGGTCGCTTTCAGCTCCGTCGTCTCAGTCTGCGCTATGAAGACACTGGGTACTTCCGCATCGAAGTAACTCCAGACCTGAGAAGCACGACCACGAAAGTGTTCAACGCAACGACACTTGGTGGAGACCCCGAATTGGGATCAGTCCCTATCGACTCCGGTCAGTTCTCCGTCTACGTCCAATCGCGCAACGACCGCTGCACGGTGGACATCGTCAATGATAGCCACTTGCCCTCCCGCTTTGTTTCTGCGGTGTGGGATGGCGAACTGAGTCCGCTCAGGTCATGAGTACCAATAAGAATGGTAAAGGCTCGCTCCAACGGGGGACATCCCCAGAGGAGCGGGCTCGCTTTGAAAAGAACTATCTGGAGATCTTCACCAAAGATGATCCTCCAAATAAGACGAAGCAGGGCTCACGACTGCCAGCGGTTAGCTCCGTGGTTAAGACAGGAAGACGCTAACGAGTGCATGGCCTCCTGCGGTCATGAACCGCTCACGGCACTCCAAGTCAGCCTTAAGGTCAGCCAAGAGTGCTACACGGGGCTCTGGGGTGGAGACATCATCTTCATGTTCGGTGTCGTCCCACTCTCTCCACAGGCTGGAGCTATCTGGTTGCTCTGTGCTGATCTGTCTACGAGACAGTCCATGGAGATTCTACGGACTGCTCCTGGGTACCTAGATCGCTTCCAACGGCTCTATCCAACGCTCACCAATTGTGTGGACGCGAGGAACACGCTCCACCTCAAGTGGCTCGAGCATCTCGGGTTCACCATTGGCCCTGTGATTCCTTCCTTCGGGCATGAAGCCCGTCCTTTCTATCCTTTCTCTCGCGGTTCCACCGCTATCGAGGTGTCCAACGTGTGATGCCACTGCTTTAGTTGCTGCGAGTCTAATCGTCGGCACTGCCTCCCAAGTAGCCCAGTACCAAGGCCAGCAGCAACAGGCCAGACAGCAATATCGCTACGCGAAAGCTGCTGCTGAAGAAGGCCAAGCTGCTGCCAAGCAGAACTTCCAGATCGCCAATGCCCAAGAATCGGAGCGTCAGCGTGAAGAAGCGGAAGCCTCCAGTCAGCAAATTAGTCAGATACGCAAGCAAGCTGCTGAAGCACGCAGTACCGCCCGAGTCGCAGCTGGAGAAGCTGGTGTCTCGGGACTGTCTGTGGACGCCTTACTTGCAGACTTTGATCGTCAAGAAGCTACTTCAGTCAACGCTGTAAACAGGAACCGAGAGCTGTCCCTCAGGCAGTCTGGGTTCACTCGTCTGGGCATTAGAGCCAACGGAATGAATGAACTGTCCTCGACTCGCTTCAAACCTATCGCTCGTCCGTCGCTCACTGAGCTTGGTCTTGGTGTCGCCTCTGAAGGCCTCTCATCCTACAATCGCTACCGTACAGATAAGTAAATCACCTCATGGCTAAGCAACGAGTTCAGGTCGCTGACCTTCCAGGTCCGGTTGCTGTCACGCCCCAGGCTGAACAAGTCAACGTCTTCCACAATCCGCTGACACCGCTGCCCGCTGAAGACAACTCAGCGTTACAGCTGGCTCGCGGGTTGGCAGTGCTCAGGCCAAGTCTTTACCAGGCTGCTGATATAGCAGTCGATAAAGAGACGAAGCAGGGAGAAGCAGCTGCCTTACTCGCTGATCGCACTGAGAACCGAGACAAGATCACTGGCGCGGTCAAAGCTGGTGCTCTCCCTGCTGGGGCCTCTCCGTGGTTTCAGAAGGGCTGGAATAGACAGAAGAATCGCATCCTCGCTGATCAATATGCGACGGATCTTCAGACTGCCTACGCCCAGTGGCACGGTAAGGACTCAGATAATCCTGAGGAAGCCGATGTCCAGAGCTTCATGCAGGGACACCTCGACGGTTTCCTCAAGTCTCGCAATGTAGACCAGAGTGACCCTGAGTTCACTAATGTCTTCTCCTCGATGGCCGCTCAGATCCAAAGCCGACAGAACGCTGAGTTCGGTGCTCATAGGGTCAACCGGATTGAGAAGCAGGTCGTTGAGAACACTGCGACTGAAATCTCAGGCATCCTCGATCTGCCCTACGTCTACGGTGGCGCTGAGAATCAAGCGAAGGTCATCTCAGCTACACTTGCTGAACACGTGAAGAACGGAGCCGATGGCTCGACGTTGAACCGCGTGGCTGTGGATGCCATCACTCAGAAGGCGATTGCCTCTGGTGATACCTCTGTCCTCAATCAGCTTGATCTCATCGATACCGGAAACGGGCGCATCGGTCGCACGCTTTATGCACGCGAGGAACGTCTCAAGGCTGAGAACAGCATCTACTCATCCAGGCACTCCACCCAGTCCCAGGAATGGGCTACCAGTGAACAGAGCAAGAAGCTCGCTGGCGAAGCTATTCACGCTGAGGCTATCAAGCGTCTTCTCCAAGATCCTTCAGACAACCTCACCGATCTGATCGACAGCACGGCTGACACGGATCCTGACACCGCTGGGAAGCTCCTATCGCTGCGCTCGGCTATGATCGGCATGAAGCAATCCAGTCGTCCTGATCTAGAAGCGGAAGCTGCTGATCTGGCTGCGATCTATCGTGGTGAGATCAAGCACGAAGA